TACCTTCTCCTTGAATTCAAAGTGATTGTGAAGTGACATTGCTATTGCTTTATTATACTGAAATAAAAGGAATTATTTCTTTGCACGTCCACATATTGACCACATCTAACAGAACCCCGTCCATAAGGCGGGGTTTTTTAATGCCGCTTTCATTGTAGTTGATAGCACGCTATACAACCCGCACCGAAAAATCGGCATTATAGTTTCACGGCCCGCCCTTTTCTCCCCCGCTGCGCGGTGCGGCTTACTTAGATCTTTTTAGCCAAACCCGCGCACCACTTTGCAAAACTCCAAACCGAACAAACTCCCCGCCAGCCCGCCCCCCGCAAGGCTTCACCGATTATCGCCCAGACTGCCAGCCAGTTGCGCCGCACCTTTTTGATCGTGACGAAAACCAAAACAATCCTTTCAAAAACATTAACTTATCCAATCAGTTAGCCGCGCTGACCGTGGCGTTTTTTGCAAAACGTCGCAATCTCTTGCGCTGCGTGCAAAAGCCAGCAGACCACAAACGCCCAGCAGCGGCGCGGGCTGGCGGGTCGCTTTGCGCAAAAATTCTTTTGCAAAATTTTTTAGATCCAAATAGCGCAGGCGGGTGCGGTGTAGCGCCGTTTCCGTCTCGGATCCGCTTCCGTCTGCATTCTGTCGCTACGTGTGCGTGGCGTGGTTGAACGAACGCAAAAAAGGCCGAACGGTGTCGGCCTTGTACTTTTGCGCGTGCTGTGGGGCGTTCTGTGAGGTCTGGCGGCGTCGGGGTTTCCGTCAGGCAATGAGGGGGCTGTATTTGCCCTTTAACGTGCCGGTTTTAGTGGCTGCGCTGGTGAACTGGTCGGCCTGGGCTGGTGTGCCGACGCCTGGGTGCGTATGCAAAGCGCAGACCTTCGCCAGCTCGTTGACCACGTCCAGGGTATCAGTCAACAGTGTGAGGACGTTAATGTCTTCACTACCCAGCTTTACCACTGGCGCAATTAGTTCCTGCGCCTGGGCAACGCTGCGGCGTATGCCGGTAATTTTCTCAATAAGCGATTTGCCCACGGTAACAACTGCCGCACCTTTGATGTTGTCGTCCAAGTTGCCGCCAACCTCGCGGTTTACGTTCCGGCCAACACTGACGGAATTGTCTTTACCGCATGTCAACGTCAGGCCGCCAGACGTGCCGACGCTGTAATCACCCTCAGCAATGTGAACAACCGCACCGGCCATCAGGGTGGCCGTTCCCAACACGGTGGTTTTATCCGTGGCCTGGATAGTCGTTTCACGCGCAACCAGCGTGCGCTTTTCATCGTCGGCGGTGATTGTACGGGTCATGGATTTTTCACGGATTGATTGATCCGTCTGGCGTTCCCAGTCACCGGCCACCGTTACCCGCTGCGACACGCCATCGCGTTGTTGCTGTAACTGCTCGCCAGGCTTAACCGCTGGCAGGTTGTGCCCCTCGGCCATTGTCTGACGAATGAAGGGTTTATCTTGGCGACCGCCAACGAAACCGATCTCAACCTGCGTGCCAGGTGGTGGGAATGAGAAGTTACCCGACTCACTGCCCGCCATTGGCACCGGCAGCGGCACAGCAGAATAAACCGGCGTGTTGGCTGCCGGGCTTCCGTTCTCATCCAGCAGTTGCAGATCGACCGCGTAGCGGGGGCGAAACGGATCGGCAATATTACCGCTCGATACATCCTCGCTATGCGCCACGACCCTGGCGAACTTCGGCAGGTGTAAGCCGGATGCCAGTTCCGGGTATGCGCTTTCGGCTTGGCGCTGAAATGGCGTTTTCTGTAGTGGCTGGCCGGTGGCCTTGTTGCGAGGCTGCCAGGTGATTGCCATATCATCGTTATTTAACCGAACCTGATTTAACCGCTGGCCGTTGACCTCCACGCCGGGGCGCAGACTCTGGATCATTGGCACGGTCATGGAATTACCGCCGCCAGTTACCTGGCTCAACTCTGGCGGGATCTCCACCGGTTTTCCTGCAAACAAGCTATGCTCTGCCGCGCCCGTAAAGACTGCGCCGTCCGGCATCTGATACCAGACGTAATCCGTAATTGAATATGCGCGGCCCAGCATCGCTAGCAACTGGTAACCGGTGCCGCTATGGGTAAAGTGTGGGATGGGTGTATCGGCATAAGCAGCGCCAGCAGGCGGCGCAACGGTTAACCCGCTCTGCTCTGTTATCCAGTCAGTGATCTGCCGTAACGTGGGATGCTGAAAAGAACACGGCCACATCTTATCAAAAACGCCGATAAGCTCCCGGACGAACAAACGACACGTCCCATTATCAGCAGGCTGCGAGCGCTCAACGTAACCCGTAAACCAGCGCAGGACTAGCCCGTCATAACCCACATCAACGCGCACCATTTTGCCGGTGTAATCCGTTGCGGTGTTGGCCGTGATAAATCCCCGACCGCACGCGTTAAGCTCCAGCACAATGTTGCAATCCACCATCTCGATCGGGTCGCTGGATAAAAAAAGGCGTTTAATCGGTTTCATGGCTTACCCCAGCACATCGTTAACAGGCTTTAAGACCTTTTGCTCAAACCAGCTCATTTTATCGGGCGACTCATCGGCAGAAGCGGAAGCCCCCGCACCGGTCGCGCCGGTTTGTTTTGTGCTGGCCGTGGCGTTTCCTTTCCGGGCCTGCTGTTTTTCCGGGACGCTGCCTTTTTCCCGTAAAGTAAAACTCACCTGCCAGGCGAGGCGGTCTTCCTGTGGTGTGGCATCAATCTGGCCGGTGAAAGTTGCTTCACGGAAGTTGATCGCCGTTGCCGTGGCATTGGCGACGCGGTAGACCTTTAGCGCCCCACTGCCAGCGGTTGCGGATGCCAGCTGGAAAAGACGCTGTAAAACGGCCTCATCATCGAATGTAACCAACCCAGAGACGCGCAGCTCTTTGGCCTTAATGCCCTGCTCAGCATTGGCCGTGCTCGATGTCTGCCCGGACTGGTCTTTCTCCTGAAATTGCATCGACGGCGAAACAAGCATGTTTTGCATCGGGATGCCCTCACCATCAAGCGCGAGTAATGCTGTCTGGGTCATGGATCATTCCTTGTAAGTCAGAAAGCGAATCGCCAATAAACATCATCGCCGCCGTATGCACAGCGGTTGTTAGCGGAATGCCCTTTAACAACTCCAGTGCGGCGGCGGTGTGATTGCCGGTATAACTAAATGTCCAGGCTTTAGCGCTGGCCTGTTTCAAATCATCCATAGCACCACTAATGGCAGCCAGCTGCGTGGCGCGCTCTTTGATAAACCCGGCGACCTGGTTTTGTAGCTCTGCGGGATTTGTGCCGGTTGCGGCTTCCAGCTGCGCGGCGGCAATGCGCTGCGCATTGGCTGCCAGCCGATTGGTTGCAACGGATAGCGGCGCGGCGACCGGCAGGGTGTCAACTTTTACCGGCAGCTGCATTTTTACGGCGCTTAGTTCGGCGGCGGCGGCGGCCATGCGGCTAACCTGGGTAAAGGCTGGCGCAGGGAATACCGTTGCCAGTTCTTTTAGTGCTGTCATAAAAATGTCGTGAGTGTTTTCGGCAATCATCATGATGATCACATCGCCATTCCCGCCGCTGGTTGCCAGCTTGCCAGCCAGATAACCCAGCGCATTGGCCGGGCTAAGATAGCCGCCCGTCTCCGCAGATTGCCCCAGCCCATAAACCCAGGCATGGGCCGGAATAATTGAGCAACTCAGGGGGGCCATTTCTCCGGCCATTTTTACAACTGAATCCAGCCACATTACTGCGGTTGCTCCGGCCACTCAGGATCGGCGAGGTCAACACGACTCAGCAGAACGCGATATTTTTTCCATGCGAGTAGCGCCGCTTTATCCTCAACGGTCGCCATTTCCAGATCAACAGCATCCTGATAAACAGCAATTTTCTGAGCAGCAACACTGAGCAAGCGCTTTTGCTCCTGCGTAGCCGCCGCCAATTTTGCCGCATTTTCGGCTTCGGTATCTTTTACCCATTGCTCCCCGTCCCATTTCATAAAATCACCGTCTGGCGCTGTATTGACTAAATTATCAGGCAATACACCCAGCTCACTGATATAAACAGCACGCCCTGTCTCTTTATCATAAAAGGTCTGGTCGCGATGATCCTCGACAAACACCCACGTTTCACCCGCTGAATCAAAAACAGCCGCATAACCTGCGGGAATTTCTGGCGGTGATACCGTTGTACAATTCGCCGGTAACCCCGTATACGGCGGAATATAAGCATCCCCCGCGCTAATAAATTCCTTTGTATCTGCTCTTAAATTAAAAACTCTAATATTTTGTGTGCGCGATGACATTTCAAACATAGACATTCCTTAGGCGAGCCTGACAATATAATTAAATGAAATATTCTTTACGGTTGTTTCGGCATTACCATCAGCGTTAATAATAACGCCGTGAGTATGCGCACCGATTTCGACAGTATGAGAGTGCGCCCCGATATAAACGGCGTGCGCGTGATTCCCTTCACCGCCAGTGCTCTGGTACATATAATCATCGTTATTACTGGTTTCCCAGTTACTATGCCAGTTATTACCGGAATCCCCCACGGTGCCCTCGACTGAGTGGGCGTGCCATCCGGCAATTTCTGTGGATTTTGCACCATAATCAAAAGCAGTCGTCCACCTTGTCCCCAGATCAGTGGCCGCAACGGTGCCGGTGTGAGCGTGGGCTTTATTCCCGTCATCCTCATAACTCAGCACATCGCGCCCGCTTTCCGGGTTACCTTTAATCGTCCGGCTCCGCATATCGGGCAAGATGCCGGAAGGATACGCCGCTGCGAGCAAAGGATATGCCACCGGATCAAAAGTTTGCCCCTGCATTAACCCCCATTTTGGTGGCGGGATGTTAGTCGGCCAGGGCTGCGGCACTCCTACCGGCAAAACATCATTAATGCCAAGCGTTGCCAGCTCTCCCAGCCCAAGATCTTCATTTAATCCCTTCGGGCGCAGGTCGGTAACATTGCCATTTTCGTCAATACTGGCTACCGCGCACACATAATGCGACCGGCCATTTTGCTGGTAATTCGCCAGCTCATCCGCAATCGTAATTTTGCATTGAACACTCCAAACACTGGTCAGCGTTCCCGACCAGCAGACATCCAGCCAGACCTTTGCTGGGCCTGATACCTCAATATTTACATTTTCAGGCAGATCCGCACGCAATCCGGCAACATAGCCCGCCCCCTGGGTCACGAAATACTGCTCACCCTGGCGGGCAACCAGCCAGCCATCGCCGAAAAATGCGGCATCGGCGTACAAATCGACATTTTCAAGGCGCTTGCGCTCATCAATACCAGCTAGGCGAGCGGTAAAATCGATTTGCCAGGTTTCGGCGGGCGTGGTGATTTCGGTTGCGGCTGCTGCGCCGGTGTATTCCATCATCATGGAACGTACCAATACGTTGCCTTGCTGACCGGCTGCGTTTTTAATTTTCCGCTGCGTTGGTACATGAATCACCATCGCCAGCACGCTGGACTCACTATTCACCAGCCCGATCCAGTTAAAATCAAAATCGCCGATTTCCGCGCCAACGGTCACCGAATAACTAACAGCGTTATCATTAATAATACCCGCCTTACTGACTTCCTGCCGATAAACGATTTTGTCAGCGGCGGGAAGCGTTTCCGCAACATCAATCGGCTTGGTAATATCCAGCCCCGGAATAAAAGCGAAGACAAATTCATCCAGCGTAACGGGGGTATTATCGATCGCTTGCTGCGCTTTCCAGTCCTGAAATGCTTTTGTAATAGCAACCTGTGACATAAATGACCTCTAAATCTTCGCGCTGTATGTTTCGTTAGAATCTGTATTTTCTGGGGGGAGCGTGGCGGGATAACAAATATATTCGCCGTCATACCATCCCACGCCAATGGTTATTGTTTTGCTCGTAATAACCTCGAAGCGATAGCGGCGACACGTTCGGCCATATTTGCGGATTATCTCCAGCAGCAAATCACTATTATCTGCAATCTGGCTATCCGTCACGCGGGCGACAATAACGTCCCAGTTTTCCCCGTCTTGTCGTTCCAGTAATTCGACTTTACCAATACCCAGCCTGGCGAATATGGCAATAAACCCGGCAATCTCCCCCGCCTGCTGGGCGTTAATAAATGCGTAACTCACCCGCTTTCGGTAAAGCTCCAGCGGCTCGCCATTGAAACGGGTCATATCACGTTCCCAGGCGATGAGACTCAGAATCGGCTCGGCGCAGGTCAACGGGTCAAATTGCCTTAACGGCCAGGTTACCCACTCGTAAACCTGCGACCAGAATTTCACGCACGCCCGCAACAATCGCGCCGGGTCGCCTTTATCCATCCATGACGGCAGTTTCAGCCCGGCCAGCTTCTGGAGGAAATCAGACATTTTCGCCCCCTTCGTCCAGGGTATTTTTAATCTCTACCGCCAGCGCATCCAGACGGGGGATCGTCAGATCGCTGATAATGTCCGACAGCGAAAAGGCCAGCGAATCCACATCGGAAAACGTTTTGTGAATCTCCCGCCCCAGATTAGAGAAAGAGAAACGCGAGTAAGGCCATGTCTTTTTTACGTCGTAATTGGCGTTCTCACGAAACGCACAGCGGATCATATTAGAAACATCGGCCTGTAACCGGGTGACGGCCTCATCGCCCAGGTTGTCCATACTTTCGACATACACAGTCACCGCCAGGGTGTGGCGCGTTTCCGGCATGGCATAGCACTGCAAATCATCGCCGTGGCCGTGGTGCCCCTGCCCGGTAATATAGTCATTCACCGCATCAATAAAAGGCTGTGACGCTTCCCCGCTATCCAGCAACAGATAGGCATTTGCGGTGCCTGGCCCGCGTGGCGCATCGTGCAAAAAGAAAATGCGATCGATACTCAGCCCGACAACGCCCGAAATCATGCTGCGGTAGATGGCGTCCGTGTGATAGCTGCCAACCAGATTAAACTGGTTGCGCGTGCGGTCGCGCAGCTCGTCGTCGGTTTCCTCATCGGCCCCCGGCGTGATTAGCCAGTCGTCTTCGTTAACGGCGCTGGTGATACCGGCCACCGCAACCGGCATGATCCGGTAATAACCCGGCGCAAGGTTGTAGCCGGTGCCAGTACCAGTCGCCGCGACGGGGATTAATGCGCTTTCAACGCCTGCGGCGATGGTCGTGTCCTCACCGACCGATAACGCATACACCGTGCCGTTAATACGCTCAGTTTGTACCAGCGTACCGGCAGGAACGACGACAGCGTCAGCCGGATTCACCTTAATGAATCGCAGCACGCCAGCGGCAGCGCTCGCCGGTTTGGCCTCGATATTCACCGCCCACGCCAGCAATCGCAGCATGGCTCCGGACGCCGTCGCAACAAACATATTGCGCAGCACCACGTCGATCAGCGCAGCTCGCAGCCATAACACTGGCGTGGTGACAATTTTAGAAATCAGACGCCAAAAAGGTGACATCCGCGACGTATTGGTGACAAACCCTTCGACCTGTACGGTACTTTTAAACACGGCGGTGATTTCGGCTTCCGTTGACGGCATCCCGCTATCATTCAACACCTGCTCAAAATCAACGGTCGGCTTCTCAGTCATAATTAACCCCCGTTTCAACACTGCCGAAATCGTAGGTTTCAGCCGTCACATACAGCCGGTCGATGCTTTCTTCAGTGATATAAATTGTCCCAGGGATCAGGCGTTCGTCGCTTTCCACCAGTAACGACAGCTGGGTCAGCACGTCACCGCGCATCGTCGGGCTGCGCTCACCAATCAAGCGGGTTGCAATGCCGCTTTCAAGAATGCTGTGGATGATGTCTTGCGCGATGCTGTCCCGATTGTTGCAGCGCTGCGGCTCGTTGCCGCTGTCCAGCGTGAAATCGCCGTCAGTGATCAACAGATCGATGTATTTCAGTTCGGTAGTCATCCGGCGTTAAGCTCCTGCCACTCGGCCAGCTGGGCCGGGGTGATTCCATTCGGGGCGGTGATGTAGGTATCGCCCCACGTTTTACGGCTATCCACAACGGTTTTGCTGTCAGATTTAATCTGACTCATCAGCCCGCCGCGTGGGATATCGGCGCTTGGCTGGTTGCCGGTCAGCAGTGACGGCCCGGTCATTTTTGGCGGTGCTGCAGCTACATTCGGCGCGGTCACCGGCTGCGGGATATCGGCTTTGACTTCGATATTTACGCCCGGCAGCTTGTTTAGCTTCTCAACAATCCAGTTGTAAGCCGTGGTAAAGCCTGCGGTGATTGACTTCCAGGCCTCGTTAAACACTTCACCCACCTGTTTGGCGACGTCCATCACCCAGGCGAAAGCGTCGGTATTCATCAGCGCCGTGGTCAGTTCTTCCCAGTGGGTGACGACATACCAGATCCCCACGGCCAGCAGTGCCAGCGCGGCAATAATCAGCGTGATCGGGCTGGTCAAAATTTGCATCGCCACACCGGCGAACATGGAAGCCTTACCGTAAAGCCACATCACAGCCGTGGCCGTTTTGGTGATAGCAGTTAAGCCAACCATCACGAAGCCAAACACGCCCATGACGATATTTGTCGCCGCGCCAGCCAGGCCAAGAGACAGCACCGCCAGCACCACATAACCCAACACGCGAGCGATATTCGGGAACATTTCCAGCCAGCGGGCAAACGTGGCCCCAACAGCAGCGGCTTTATTCATCATCGGCGTAAGAATCGGGATCAGCGTGTTGCCCAGTGCGACGCGCATCGCGTAGAAAGTCGCCTTGATACGTTCCCACGGCGCGGCCATACGTTCGGCCATTTCTTGGGCGCGTTTCATACCGTCATTACGCCCCAGCTCGGTGATGCTGCGATTTAGCGCGTTCTGCTGGCCGTATAACTTTTTAATCACATCCGCACCGCCGCCGAACGCCGCGTCCAGCGCCTGCTGGGCTTTGACGTTCCCTTCAATGCTGGCGCCGTATTTGTTTTGCAGCTTCTGGAGAATGTCGCCCATTGGCAGCATTTTTCCGCTGGCATCAACAAAACTCATCCCCAACTTTTCAGCCGCTGCGGGGGCGCTTCTTAAAAACTGCTCGTAAATGCCGCTGGACTCGGTGCCCAGGGTGCGCGACAGCGTGCCCAATACCGCGAATTGTTCATCCATGCTCACGCCAAAGTCGGCCCCGGCGTTTTTGGTGCCCTCGATCAGCTCCTGCATGGTCTGCATTTTCACGCCGAAGTTTTGCACCATGTACGCCGTTTTACCGGCCAACTGCTCAGCAAACTGGACGTGTCCCAGGCTGGACAGTTCCGCGTTAAAACGTGACGCCATCGCGCCGATATACTCGCCCGCTTCCTCACCGCTGGCTTTGACGCCTGCGGCCAGCGTGTTGGCGGCAATGGTGACGCGGGGCAAATCCATATCCGACAGCCCAGCCATTGCGCCTTTCATCGCATAGCTTGAATTGACGACATCGACCGCGCCTTTGCCGTAACGCATACTGAATTTCAACGCCTCGCTGGACAGCTTTTTCAGCGCATCCTCGGCCACGCCTTTGGATGCCACTTCGTTTAGCGCCGCGTTCATTTCGTAGGCCGGACCAACCACGCCCGCGATGGATTGAGCAACACCCCAGACAGCTGCCGCACCGATCCCGATTTTGGTAAATGACGCCTGCGATTTTTCAGCAAAACCCGACAGCGAAGACTGGGCCGTTTTAAGCGGCCGCGTCAGCTTGTCGATAAGGCTCAATGTAAAATCCAGGTGACTCATATCATTTTCCGTTTAGTGCCAGGGCTATGCCGTCTGCCGTCTTGCGGGCTTTGGTCTGGGCGAAATACTCATCCAGCCATAGGGCGCGGGCGATGCTTTCTTCGTCGTCGGCTTCGTGCGGGAGGTAGTAGCGGCGCAACGCAAGATACTGCTCAAGGGCATTGCCCCGGATGGCCGCAACCCGCGCCGTTAGTTTTTTACTTCGATCTCAAGTTTCGGCGAGTAGATTTCATTCACCTTTTCAACGATCTGCATTTCACAGCCCGGATAACTTTCCATGAGTTCAACCAGCTGCGCTTTGCAGTCGCCGGTCACGATACGGGACAGATAAGTCGCCATCGGTGCCATTTTGTTGGTCAGGGTCATTTCGTTAATCAGGTTATTGAACGCGGTTTTATTCGGCTCAAAAGTCAGGGAAACGCCCTGCACAGTCATGGTGATCGGTTTTGTTTTGCTCATTTGGTTAAGTCCTTTCGTTGTCGAATGTTGCCCACAAGGGCGTTATGTCTGGCGGCGCAATCAACATACATCTGCCGATAAGCGGTTAACGCCGCGTCAAAGTCATTTCCGGTCGGCCCGGCCAGACGTGGCAGGGTGACCGGGCAAAGGGTCAGCTGGTTTTCCTGATAAGACTCGCTCGGCTTGATCTGAACTTTCGTTGAACAACCGGACGTAATCGTCAGTAGCGCTAACATTGCTAAACACCGGCTTAATGGTTTCCGTGTGGATAACCCGTTCCGTACGCACTTCATTGGCTTTTAGCTCCGCGAGTTTTTCTTCCAGCATTTCGCCAGACTTCTGCGTCGCATCCGCGACCACCTGGCGGGTTTTGTCGCCCGCCTCATTAACGGCCAGCGTCAGCTTTGCGTCGTACCAGCCGTGCGCCTGCCAGCCGAAAACCATCGCCGCAATCAGCAGCAGAAGCGGCCCCAGCTGATCACGCATCAGCGCACCCCGTTATGCTCAAGGCTAAAATGATTGCCGTCAGGGCGTGATTTGAAGCGCCCGCCCCACGACCCGCCCAGGCTTTCCCAGTATTCGCCCAGCGCCTGATAATCCTCGGTGCGGGTTTTGTATTCACCGTTCACAAACAAATTGAAATCAACGGCCAGCCGCTGGGTGTGCAGACTGTTTGCAATGCCACTGCCTTTTTTGGCGTTCAATGCGGCTTGCTCCGGCGTGCGGTACGCTTCGCCAAAGGTCAGGCGCAGACCGCGATCATTAGCCCATAAAATCAGCTGGGCGATTTTCACCGCGAAGACCTGCTGTTTTTCGCTCAGAGTCATGACGTTTTCTTCCCCCACTTCCTGATATACATTTCAAACCCACGCTTGAGGCCGGCTTCGATAAACGCGGCCCCAATAATGCCCAGCCCGCAAGCGATAGCGATCACAACCAACTCTGGCATATCCGGGAATTTCAGCAGCGGGATTGCTGCCAGTGGGGCCACGGCAGCCCCCAAAATCACGCGGCCCAGCAGCAGGCGAAAGGTCAGCGGTTCATTGCCCACCATCAAATGCCCCAGGCCTATCACCGCGCCAATCAGCAGCAACTTTGCTAACAGCCCCGTTTCTCCATTCGGCATGTAGTTATCCTTTCAGGTCGCGCGTATCGCGGGCTGACAGGTACGACACGCCATCGATCGCGATAAAGTCCGGGCTGGTCACCATGAATTTAATTTTCTTGGTGGTTTTGCTGGCCTCGTTAGGGTTGATGTTGACGACATCCGACAAAGAAGGGACGCAACCAAACACTTCGATTTTTTCTTCGTCGTCGTCCGCGTTGGCATAGAACAAAAAGTCCTTTGCCGGAATGTCACGCCAGCTGCCTGCGGCGCGGGCTACGGCGGTGAATTTCTTGAAGTTCTGAGAATCGACTTCGACTTCCACGTCTGCGGATACCGATCCTTTGGTGTACCCGTTCGGGACGCCGCGCGTTTGCGCCACGGCGCTGTTATCGGTGATCGTGACGGTGGCGTTTTCGACGTGAATCATGACGCCGTCATAGTTCACATCAAACGACCCGCCGCTAATGCGTTCGGTCATGGTTAGCTCTCCAAAGAGGTGTCTAGTTCGATGCTGACGCTGATTTCCTTCGCGCTCTCATACGGTCGAACAACAAGGTAAATTTGCACATGGGTGCTGGTTGCCCACGCGATGGTTACGTCACCGTCTTTCGGTGGTTTCACCTCTCCGGGGAATTCCACGCCGTTGATCTGCACGGATTTGGACATCTCACGCAGCGGCGCTGAAAAATACGTTTCATTGGCGCTGATACTGCCCGGCGTGCTGTTCAAAGAACGATCCGCGATTTTCGGAATGGCACGAAGTCGGACGCGGCGTGATGCCTTATCAACAACGCGCACATTTTCGATGACCTGATAATCGCCGCCGTCAACATCCAGCGTGCGACCGTCTGACCAGTAGATCCCCGCGTAATCGGCGTACCACATCGGCACGCTGTAGCGGAGTTTCTCCAGCGCCTGGAGCACGCCAAGGTCGATTTCCACGCCGGTGCCATCCACCGGCAGCGTGTCACTGCCCAGCGCGGTGACTGCGCCGGTCGCAACGCGGGCCGGGCTATCAGCGACGGTCACCGAACGGTTACACAGACGGCCAGCCAGGACGCCGGGTTCACTCCCCCAAAGGCGTGGTACAAGCTGCACGCCAGGCGATGCAACGCCGTTAGCCAGTTTTGCCATGCGTGCCTGATAGTCGGCCCACGTTTCGGCATCTTCCGGGCCGCCAACGGCAAGAGCAAACCAGACAAAACGCCCGTTTTTGGCCTGCAAAGTCGTGCGCATTTCGGTTGCGCGATTGATGGTCGCCACATCGTCGACATCAAACGCCAGGACAACCCCTTCGGCAGACGCCACGGTCTGGGATGCTGCGACGGCGCTCATCCAGTCCTCATCCGCTTTCGCGTCTGGATCACCTTCTTTCGGTGCGGCCATAACATGGGCATAGGCAAACCAGTTTTGTCCGGCGTTATTCGCCGCTGCGGTGACAATCTGCTTTAACAGGCTGTCATTTTCGCCGAACGCGGCATCCAGATCGGTGCCGGTATTAAGCGCCAGCGTCTTGCCGGTGTTGGTGTCGCCATACCCTACAAAGAGGACGACACGTTCAATTTCTGTAGTGGTGCCGTTGTAGCGGTTTTTCTGACTAATCGTGACTGTCGGCCAGGTCATTTTTACCCCCTGATACTTTGCGCGTTGACGTCCCAGCCGAAGCCGATCCCCTGCAATTGCCGCGCAATAATTTGATTGAATTCATCGTCGCTTACGCCCAGGAAAACACGCCCTGGGATATCGATCGTCCAAGTGCGTTTGGACGGTGTACCTTTCAGCTTGCGGATAACTAACCCCGCCTGGGCCATGCTCATGGTTTCCATGATTTGCTTACTGGACGGCTTCACCCAGCGTTTACCCTTTCGCACTTTGTAGCCCAGTGAGCGCAGGCGTTTGGCCTGGCGCGGTAACGCGGGCTGGTTTGCCTGCGGTTTACGCGGTGCACCACTCGCTTTCATCTGGATGCTTGCGCCATCCTGCTGGACAGCGCCAACCAGACCGGCCGCAATGGGTTTATTACCGTTCCGGTAGTTGCCGCCCTTGAGGTAAATCCGCACCCCTTGGATTTCCGGCATTTCCCGCACCGCCAGCAGTTTGGGCAACCCCTTTAACATCTTTCCCTTGCCGCGCTTGCGTGGTGCCCAAGGCGTCCCATCCGGGGCCGCCTGCTGGCGCTGGTGACGCTTTGCCGCCGCCACAATGCCCAGCTTCGCGATACGCCATAACAAACGCTGGCGTTTTTTCGGGGGCAAATCAGCTTTCGCCAGTGCTTCACGCAGCTGCGCTAACTGCTTTTTGTCCAGCTCACCCCGGATCACGACGCTGGCCCACGTTTGGCGATGATGTCCATTTCTGCCGCGACCCAGATTTCTGGATTAACGATGTCCCAGCGCTTGCCCTTGTACGGGATTGGGCCGTCTTCCGTTTGTCGAATGACTAACGGGTCAGCCAGCCCGATGACAACGTCCAGAATGCATGACCCCTCATCGTCAAACTCTGGATCGACGGTCGGCTCTGCTAACTTCAATTCGTCACGCAGCTCGTTGGCGTGCTCATTCATCCAGGCAATCACCAGGGCATAAATCAGCCCCGGCGAATATCGACGAAACGGGAAGTTATCCCACGACAATCGGGCGCTGTAGGTCAGCACGCCGATCCGGGTCTGGTTGTTGCCCAGCGCTTTGGCGCTGCGTACCAGCTCGCAATCGTCCATCGAACTGGAAAACATCTGCATGGCATCAGGCGGCAGGTTTTCAGTAATAAACGCCGTCAGGCTTTCCAGCTGGCTCATATCAGATGCACCCCTACGCGTGGCTGTTTCAGCATGTTGCGCATCACCGTTGCCGCCTCAGCCAGCAGGCTGGCGCGGGTGTCCTGGCTTTCCTGGCCTGGGTGCGACTCGCGTCGCCCGATGGTGGCAAACTCGCCCAGCAAATCGGCCTTTGCGCGAGCGTAAACGGCTTTCTTGTACTGGGCGGTCAGTTGGGTTTCATTCCCCATCTTCGCACCTGGCGCGTCTGCCGCTTTCTCGCAGGCTTTCGCGTTCCAGTAGGCCACCACATCGGCTAGGGTGTCGTTAACCTCGGCAATGGCCGCCAGCAGGGCCACGCCTGCGGTTTCTGGTGGCAGATCTGCGGGCAGCGTGCGCACCTTCTGAAATTCAGCCAGATCCAGATCGGGCCAGAACGTCACGCCGTTGGTGATAACGGTCGGCGTTGTCGTCACTGGTTTGCCGCTGATACTGAAACTTGGGCCGCTCATGGTTTACACCTCAGTTTTGCAATAGAAACGGGCTAACGGGTTCCACGGCCAACAACCGCATGGTTGATGCCTCCCCCGCGCCCGTCCCGGCTTGCGGGAGTCGTTATTGTTCGGTCAGGCTGGCGATACGGGCGCGAATCTTGTCGCGCATCGTCTTAACCCCAGCGTTTTTGTTGTACGCCGCCGCCTGGGCTAAAAGCGCATCAGCCTGTTCAAGCGTGCTGACATCATCCACGGCAGTGGCACGCGGCAGGCCGTTGTTGTCGCGCAGGATGTAAAGCCCGGCGAACTTGTACCACTTCGCGTTAATGTCTTCGTGCAACCGCCATTTCTCGCGGATGTTTTCAAATGTGCGGCTGAAATATGGCTCAATGCTGCGACCGGCTGCGGCTTCGTTGGTCGCCCACTCCAGCACCGTGTCGGCCACGAATGCCGGTAATGTGCTTTTGAAGTTTTCCGGCGTGGCCTGTTCCTCGGTGATCGCCACGTCTGCCCAGTCCAGCGCTTGGCCCATTTCCCCCGTATCGAACAACCAGATCACGCAGTAAACGAGGGCCAGGTTAGCGAAGCGGGTGTCGCCCGCGAGATACGCTTCAACGGTCGGCATCCAGCGCGGCAAAAGTTCATCACGCTTCATTTCGACGCGGTCTTCCTTACGCGGCAGGCTGCGCAGCCGTTCGACATCCTTTTCCAGCTCCAGCATTTGCAAATGGAAGCTCACCGGCGACGCCGTCAGGGCTTCGCGCTTATCCAGCGCCTGGACTGTTTTCACACGTGCGCGGTGTCGTTGACACGGGGTCATGGTTATTCGCCCCCTTCTGGTGCCGCCACCTCGCCCGCCAGGGTGATTTTGTCGAACGCGGCGTAAAGCTCGTCATGCTCGACGGCGTAACCTTCCATGCGCAAATAGTTGTTTTCAAACTGCTTGCGATCGTCGCTCCAGTCGGCTTTACGCTTACGGGTGCCCGCCTGCGTGTAAATATGCAGGTTGCTCAGGGTGGTAATGATGAGGCGACCTTCTGGCATAAATGGCGGGGTGTACACCTGCTTGCCTGCGATCTGACGGTTCATCAGCTGCGCCGCGACTTTTTCGGTTGGACGGTCAACCATATTCATCATGGTTGTGGCGTCCTTCCCAATCAGGTCACCGGAAATCAGAACGCAAAGGTTCGGGTCATTGCGGTAATGCTCCAGAATGCAGGTGTGAAGCAGGTCAGTGACTGCCGCATCCAGTGACACATAATCCGCGCCAGCGCCCCCCAGCGTGACCGCATCGGTGATGATCTGGCCTGGCGTACGGGCTTTAACGATCTGGTGCCAGCCGATGTTAACGTCTTCACCATTTGGATTTTTTTCCGGGTCGGTGTCCTCAGCAACGCTAACGCCGTTAAACGCGACGCGCAGCATATCCAGTGCAAATTGCTCATTGCTGAACGCCTGGATCAGCTGAAAGAATTCATCTTCACTGCCGGAGTTTGCCCAGTTGGTCAGCGTGTCATAGTCCAGGAAGGAACCGGAGTCCGTCTCAGCCAGCTTGTACTCGTTACCACTGACGCCCAGGGAACGGGAGAAGCGGCCGCCTTTCTTACGACCGGTATAAATACCCGGCTTACCGGTACTGATAACCTGGCCGGTGGTCTGCTGGACGTCTTTCACATTGACCAGGCGCAGGAATTCGGAAGACTCCAGCAATGCTTGGCGCAGCATGGTTTCTTTCGGCGGCGTGATGGCAAACATCTTGGCGGTGTCGCGCACGCCATAAGATTTAGCCAGGGCCGCGGTAAAACTTTGCAGCATTTGCTCGGCGCGGGCTGATAGTTGTTGCGTATGATGCATTTTATTTTCCTTAAAACAGGCGCTTAAACTAATTCACGCGGTTTGTTGCTGCTCCCAGGCGCATTGCCAGGGCGAGGCGTTCCGTTACCTTCCATCGCTGACAACTTCGTCATGACAGTGGTCAGTTGCTCGGTCAGACCGTTAAGCGGGTTGTCAGCAGACTGGCGGCCAGCGGAGAAATCGCGGCGACGGCTGCGGCTACGCTGGCGACGTGCTGGGGCCGGTGCGGCGCTGAATTTTTTCATCACTTTTGCCAGGTTGGCTTTTGCGACGCTGAATTCTTCGGCTTTGACTTCGTCGTCCGGGTTGTCTGCGACTTCCTCGGCCAGGTCTGCCACTTCGGCGGCGGCGTCGGCGATTTCGTCGGCAATAACGGCCACTTCGTCAGCGGCTTGCTCCGGCGTATCAACGGCGGCAGCGTCACCCGCTGCGGCAGCGGTGCCACTTTGAACTAAATCCAGTAATTTCTGGATGAGGGCTTTTAATTCTTCCATTTTTTCTCCGTCGCCCTCGGTGGGCTTATCAGTGTTTGGCTCTGGTGTTGGTGTAAAACTTTTATCCGCAGAAAATAAACGCTCAAAAAAACCCGGTTTATTTTTCTGCAAATTACCCAGGCTGAAAGTTTCAAGGCTGCCGCGTTCGGAATCCCTTTCCTCTCCAGCCAGTACAAACTTAATTTTTTCCGTTCCAAGGCTTGCCGGAATATCGGTCACCGCCAGCCCAAAAAGATATTCACGCCCACTGCCGCCAAAATCAGAAACAAATTCGGCTGACGTAAATAATTTTTGCCCCAGTGCGTTGGCATCAATTAAAAATTGATTCGGGATTAACTGGGCATATAGTTTGGTGACATCACCTTCCGTTTCCACTTTCAGTGCGTCCACTTCCCCCAAGTTGCAGGTAAACTCACGCTCACCCAGAGCGTATTGCGGATGGTGCGGCCAAATCATGGCGGTGTAGGTTTTGCGGGTGTAGGTTTCTGCCGCATCGATCAGCCATTGCGGCTCAATGTTGCGACCGTCCACTGCCTGCCCAGACGTGGCGATGCAAATCCAGTCCGTTTTTAAATTAGGTTGTGGCATAACTGACCTTTAACAATGAAATTAAATAACGGTAATTCGTTGTGGTTGTCAGTATTGCCAATTAAATTAAATGTCGCGACGCCTTTATTTCTTATGTATTCGGTTATAAATGGTTAACCACCTTTTACCGATATTTAATTATCAATTCAGGCAAAAAACACCGCCATAATGGCAGCATGGCTAAATACTCCGATGAATTAAAAGAAGCGGCCCGTACGCTTTATATAAAAAGCTGGTCGCCGAAAGATATCGCGCAGGAATTGAATATTCCACCGCGTACTATTTACCACTGGGCGGATGTCGGCGAGTGGGCATCACTGCTGCCCGTCGAATCCGTGGAAAACGTCATTGCCCGACGCATCGACCAGCTGTCGCGCCGCGAGAAAAAAACGGCCCTTGAACTGGAAGAACTCCGCGATCTGATTGCCCACCATGTCAAGCTCATGGCACAGCGTAACAAGCACGCCGAAAAACTGGCAGAAATTCAGGCCAAAAAAGCGGCCTATGACGGTGAAGGGTATTGTCTCAGCAGCGCGGGCGGCGGCGAACCCGGAGAAGGAAAGCGCCGGTATAAGAAAAACGACGTTTCCGGGCTGACGCATGAAATGCTCGATACCTGGGCGCGGGAACATCTTTTCGATTACCAGCTGCATTGCCGCGAGCACAAAGGCGAAGACTGGCGCTTTATCCTGAAAAGCCGACAAATCGGCATGACCTACTATTTCGCCTGGGAAGCGTTCGAAGACGCGGTCGTCAGTGGCGACAATCAGGTCTTTTTCTCGGCATCCCGCGCCCAGTCGGAAATTTTCCGCGAATACATCGTCCAGATTGCGCAGAATCATTTCGGCATCACGCTGACGGGCAAAAATATTCGCCTCAGCAACGGCGCAATCCTGCGTTTTCTCTCAACAAACGCTAGCACCGCGCAGGGCTTCAACGGCCACCTGTATGGCGACGAAGTCTTCTGGATCCCCAAATTCACGCGCCTGCACGAAGTTGCCAGCGCGATGGCGACACATAACAAGTACCGCACGACCTACTTTTCAACGCCCAGCGCCAAAACGCACCAGGCTTACCCAGTCTGGACGGGCGACGAATGGCGCGGCGACGATCCGAAGCGCAAAGGTATTGAGTTTCCAAAAGACAGCGCCACGCGCCAGGGCGTCATTTGCCCAGATGGGATCTGGCGTTATGTCATCAACATGGAAGACGCTATCGCGGGCGGCCTGGGGGCGCTCGTTGATATCGAACGCCTGCGCAACAAGTACAACCCGACCGCATTCGCGATGTTGTATATGTGCCAGTTTGTTGACAGCAAAGACGCCGTCTTCAAGTTCTCCGTTCTGGCCGGTTGCGAAGTAGACCGCGCCACCTGGGGCGATTATGACCCTACCGCCGCGCGGCCATTCGGCAACCGTGAAGTCTGGGCCGGATTTGACCCGTCACGCAGCGGTGACAACTCCACCTTTGTGATTGTCGCGCCACCTATCCAGGACGGCGAGCGTTTCCGCGTGCTGGCGATCTGGCAATGGCAGGGCTTCAACTTCAGCTGGCAGGCTGACCAGATCCGGCAGCTTATGCGCCGCTTCAACATTACTTATATCGGGATTGATACCACCGGCCTAGGTAAAGGGGTTTACGACCTTGTCAGCAAGTTTGCGCCGCGTGAAGCCACCGCGATTCTTTACAGCGTCGAAAGCAAAAACCGCCTCGTCATGAAGATGATCGACGTTGTCGAGCGCAAGCGCATTGAATGGGCGAAAGACGCTATCGACGAAACGAACAAAGAGCGGGCCGAAATCCCGGCCAGCTTTATGGCTATCCGGCGCACAACAACCAACAGCGGCAACGCGCTGACGTTCGTCGCCGAACGCTCAGACTCCACCGGCCACGCGGATGTTTTCTTTGCTATCTCGCACGCCGTTATCAATGAACCTATCGACCATGAATTTGACCGCCCATCGGGCTGGCACTTTGGGGAAGCAGCATGACAACTAAAAAGCGCAAGGGGAAAAAATTCAAGGCCCAGGGCGCAAGCGACATGAAGACATTCACGCCGGGGCGCGGGAGTGTTATCACCTTTGGCGAACCAGAACCAATCCTAACGACCGGCACCGATTATCATAATATCTGGTACGACAACGAATATGATCACTGGCAATTACCGATTGACCGCCTCGCGCTGGCGCAGCTGCCGAACCTCAACGCCCAGCACGGTGGCGTACTGTATGCCCGGCGCAATATGGTTGCAGGTGGTTACATCAGCGGCGGGCTGTCAGCTGGCCAGGTTGAACAAATGGTCTTTGATTATCTGCTATTTGGTGACGTGGCCATCCTGAAAATTCGCAACGTCTGGGGGGAAGTGATCGACCTTCTGCCGCTGCCATCTCTTTATGCTCGCCGCCGAAAAGACGGCTCGCTGGCCGTCCTCCAGGAAGGGCCAGCCCTTATCTATGACCCGGAAGACATCGTCTTTTTCAAAATGTATGACCCGCGCCAGCAGGTTTACGGGCTGCCGGATTACATCGGCGGGATTCATTCCGCTTTACTCAACAGCGAAGCGACCATCTTTCGCCGCCGCTACTACAACAACGGGGCGCACATGGGCTTTATTCTGTATACCAGCGATCCAAACCTTACGCTGGAAATGGAAAACGAAATCAAAGATAAAATCGCGGCGTCCAAAGGGCTGGGCAACTTCCGCAATATGTTTATCAACATCCCCAAAGGCGACCCGGAAGGGGTCAAAATTCTGCCAGTTGGCGAAGTCAGCGCCAAAGATGAATTCGCCAACATCAAGGGGATCACCGCACAGGACGTTTTCACCGCTCACCGCTTCCCCGCAGGGCTGGCCGGTATCATTCCGACCAACGGCGCGATAATGGGCGACCCGGAAAAAACCCGGGCGACCTACCGAAAAGACGAAGTTATCCCGCTTCAACGCAAATTTATAGACGGCGTAAACAGTGACCCGGAGATCCCCGCACGCTTACACCTCAAATTTGACGTTGAAACACCGGTAATTAGTACCAATAAGGGCGAAAAATGAGCGTAATTAAGTTAAAATCATCTCCATTGTTATCAATGGCGTGCGGGATGGTGAACATGCGAGTTTTCAAAATTAAATGCCCGGAATGTGGATCACCGGCCACTATTCGTAAATCAGACTGGAAAGACAAAAAATTAGCGGATTTGTACTGCGCCTGCACAGAGGTTGAATGCGGTCACACGTTCGTTTTTAACGCCTCCTTTTCTCATACTCTTAGCCCCAGCGGGCTGACCGGCAACAAGCTGGTAAAATTCCTGATTGACCGGCTCAAGCCGGAAGAGCGGCAGTTTGCATTAAATCTTTTAAATGGGCATTCTACTTAAATTAAATATAGGCTCTCGTACATGAAGTTGGATCAAAGCCAAATCCATATTATAAGACTAGGTGGGATATGATAGATATTGATTATGTTGAAGGCTTGAATTTAGAAGTAAAAGCATCCGCTGGTACTGGTGACGATTTAGACTGCACGTTAGTTATTGCCAACAATTCATTTCCGTCATTAGCACTTAAAAACGTTAATAGTCATGGTGGCTTACGCTTGTCTGGGCTTTATGAAAATGCACCAAGCCTTATCAAATGCACATCGAAACTAAGCACCATTAGCCTTTATAACAATAAGTTATCGGGGTTTCATTTCACTCCTGAATATATTGTAATGGGGGAAACCCCAGAGAATATTAAAGGAGTGGATATTTCACTATCAGGCTTGTACTCTTTTTTTGATGGATATTCTAATTTCGAATTTAGTAACACATGCATTAAAAAAGAAATTAGCGACTATCTTTTAAACACTGAGTTTTATATTGGTGATGAAATTTATAATTTCTCAGTTTACCATGATTATTCATGCAGCCGAAAATTTGACACTACAACGCTTGTTGAGGATGCTATTGTTAGAGTCTACAAATCATCTGGCGATATCTCATTAGATGAGATCAAGATAATTATAAAAAAAATCCGTGTATCATTTTCCTTACTGTTAGGGTTCGATCTTTCGATTCGAAAGACCTGGCTCGTTGATGATAATGAATTACGTTGTAGTTCATTTTATTTTTTCTCAGCATCTAAGCCAGAACAACCTTTCGAACACCCTCACGAATGCTTCGTTTACTCTGCTCAATTACTAACCATCAAAAATTGGCAAAATATCTTGATTGGCATTTTTAATGACCCCACTGATAGTTCTATCCTAGAATTCTGGGTCAGGCTTGTAAGCATGTTTTCCTTCAAAGGATTTTGGGAATACGAAATACTTGGTGTCGTTAGCTTACTAGATGCTTATAGTAAAAAATACCATAAAAAATATACTGACAAAAAGATGCCAGTAAGAACATTTGACAAACTAAAAGATGAAATAAAAGCGGTTCTTATAAAATATAAAGATTCATTACCAACGAATAAAGATCAATCTCGCCACTGCGATGTTGTAGATAATATGATTAGCCAAATTGGTTATATAAAAAACACAAACGCACAAGATTTCAGACTTATATTGAAATTTTTAATGGGAAAACTTAGCGAGAACATCCGCAACCTAATTAATTTTAAAGATGAAGATTTCGAAATAATAATAAAAATAAGAAACTCTGCTGCTCATGGCGCACCTATCGATGAAAACATAATGAAAAACATACAGCGAGCGATGATTGTCAAAGAAAAAATAAAATTTCTCATGCTTTACCTTTTCTTTAAATCATTGAATTTTACTGACGATGAATTCGTTAAATTATGTGCGCGTACATTTAATAAAATAAGACTTGGCGCTCAGTTGGATTCCTATACACTTGAGGTTGTATATGGCAACACCACAGCTCTAGACATTGATTTCGAGAGTTTTGAAAAAGCAAAGCAGAATAAAAAATCGAACATTGGAATAATTTACCACATTAAATCAAAGATATTTGAGCACGACAACAAAGAATTAAATGAAATTATAAATTGCAGCCATGAAATTTACAGTGAAAAACACAGCAGCGTTGTTGATTTAATATATGACAAATATTTATATACTGGAATTTATTCCGTTGAGCTTTGTTCAACTTTATATCTGTGTCATGCCGATGAAAAAATCAAGATACACTCTTCATTTTTAATAAAAATGAATGATTAAAATACGAGGCGGGTTCTATACCACCCGCACCCGCAAAATCCCGACAACCGTCGCAACCTGATGCGTCGGTCATCGGGATTGACGTTATTTTTGCAATACCGAGAAGCCCGCTGCAACCAGCATTTTGTTGTACTCACCCAACGGGTCGAAACGTAGCCGGTCGACGCCCACGCCATGGTTATCCCTCAAGCGTTCCCACAATCCGCTAATCCGTAGACCATTGTCGATTTGCTGACGTGTAATCAGTGTGCCGTCTTCTTTCGCGCGATAAATCCGACCTGCCACACTCAGACGACTACCTGTAATGAGGGAAACTGCCTGCACCTGACTCATTTCCAGACCCGCGGTCGCAGCTTCTGACAGTAAGATAGCTATTGCAGGGGCTAGCGCCGCCCGTCTGGCATTCTCAACCACCGATCTGGTTTCATTTTTTTCTACCGCTGCCAACCAAGCCACGTATAAGTCGCTGCCTAGGTCATAAGGGGAATCAATTGGCGTTCGTTTGAATGGGGTTTCCCGCAACCGGCGCATCAACCGCCGTCGTTGCGCTGGCTCCATCACCTCAAAATCGATCACTTCCTCTACGCCAGCTGGCACTGTCATTTCCAGCGGTAAAAAATCGGTGATTTTTTCGTCTTCCGTAGAGTTATTGACAGAACTCCAAGCGTCGCCCAAGGGCGACGAAGAAACGTCAACCCCCAAACCGGGGCCGTTTTCGGCCTCGGTGCTGGATGATTTGGCGCGAATTGTCCACTTAACAAGGCGCGTGCAAATGCGAGACACCTCCCCCAGGCGTGGCGACCAGACGCCATAAACTTTTTCTGGGATCTCACAATAAGCGTTCATTTCGTCAGCCGGCTGGTACGCCAGGCGCACCACATAGCGATCACGCGGAATCAATACGCCACCCTGCCGTGTGATATAGGTCGCGAAACATCCAACATCCGCTGCGGCGCAAACGGCATCCATTGCAGGATCAGTAAGCTGGGCTGCGCCACGTCTAAAGGTGTTGGCAATCTTCTGGCGTGCTGTGATCTGGTTGCTCAACTTGCGTAGCTCGCGGTAAACCGATACAGGCGGTTGACCCAGTGGCTGGAATTGCCGGATACGGTGAAGCGACGCCCAGGCCATCGCATATTTTGCCGTTTCGTTCAGCGGCTGCCCGCTTTCATCGTCCAGCTCACCGGCCAGCGCATGGCCGTCGATATTCTTTGAAATGTATTTCGCGATGTAGGCCGTTGCCGACCCTTTACGCGGATCCATCTTTTTGGATTTAAAGCGGGCGCCCGTATTGCGACCCAGCTCGGCGCGGTCTTCCTTGATGAAGTATTCGCGCAGAATGGCGACCGTCGCTTTGACTTCCGCTTGCGGCATGAATAGCAGCGCATGCCAGTGTGGCGTTGCATCGTGGTGCGGCTCGGCTACACGGAAGCCATAAGGGCGCAGGTTTTCGCGTTTCAGTTTGGCGGTAGCACGATTCCAGACGCAGCATAAATAGCGCTGCGCCTCCGCAACCGTGGTGTGATTCCATTTGCCGTTATGGTGACCGGATTGGATATTGCTGTGATATTTCGACGGGCAGGTGATCGTAAGGAAGATGCCAACATCGCCACGACTCTGGGCGACCAGCTCCACGCCAGCCATTCGGGCCATAAGTTCATGGCGGCGAATAGCTGGGTTAGACGTGGATTTATTAATCATGTCCTCCAGTGATGAGACGTTGCCGTCCTCATCGACCAGCTCATGATTTTTGAAGAATTCACGGTTTTTGCGGCGCTGTTCCTGCCACTCGATCAGGCTGGAGGCGCTGACGTAGGCGTGCGCCTTTTTATTCACCGCGCCGACCGCACGCAGCTGGTTTTCGCGCCAGTCACAACGCAAGCGCCAGATTTTGCGCCCCCACCAGTCTGGTGAAGACATTCGCAGAATGGCGGTAAAGATGCGATCACGTTCCCACGGCGCACGCCAGGCAGGTGGTACCACACGCAAGGCCAGCATTTCGCGGCCAAGATGCCAGTAAAGCCAATCAAGCTGATCGTTAGTCATTGACTCAACTGTCAGCTCTAGCGCTTCGCACTCCGTATTAAACATTTCCTCTATACGGCTGGCGATCTCATGCGCGGCGCTTAACGCCTCCCGCTTAGTAAAACCGGCAAGGCGCTGCCATTCTTCGTGCCAGTACGCGGCCAACTCGCTGCCGGTGTTAGTTTCTGCGCCCTGGCGAATGCGCACTACATCAAGACGCATTAAGGATTTTTTTACGGTTCCCATAAGAAAATCATTAATGTGTCGGGCTTCGCGATTAGCTCGTAGCCAGTCTATTTTTTTGCGCCACACTTCGCGGATGTAATACGGCTCAGACAACAAACGGGCCTCCACGCCTTCCGGCGTATCTGCCCACGCGGCCGCCTCGGCTTTGGCTGTTTCATTCTGCTGACGAATAAAATCTTGATGCCTGGCTAACGATAGGCCGCACGGCTCGTACCTATCCAGCGCTTGGATCAGCGCGTTGCGGTCGCGAACTTCGTCGGGGTCATAACCGGCATCTTTGAAGATGCGGTCGATGTGTTTTTTGACGGCAGGATTATGCGCCACCGCCCCGGCAAGCGGGGCGATTTTTTTCGGCGTGTAGATGTAAGGGCCAACAGCTGGGCGCGGGGCGTTCCAGGGCCAAGCGAAAGCGTCAGACACTAGACGCCCCCATCATGTAAGCCCTAATAAATGCCGTTGCGGCTTCTACATTGATCGCATTTCCATAGGCGCGAATTCGTCCCACTCTGGAGGCAGTCCCATCAACCAGCGGCTTAAGGCCGGGTTCAACTGGCCTCCACTTTCCATCTCGGCAATGTAGCCAGTCAGCAGATCGCCAGACGCCGTTAACCGGGCCGGGCCTGCAATCTGCGCAGTTACATCCAACGTATCCGTTGATAACTTCCCATTGCGAATCCTGCCTCCCTGATACCCCCCTTTGTGATCCCTTGTGGCTGGAGTCGGCCAACCCGCCAGACATGCAAAGTCTTGCAAGTTCGATTGACGGCCAGCAAGCTTCCTCGCGATCACTTTCTCCGCGTCCTGATAAGCGTTTTTCGTATTGCTCGCGGTCGGCGTCGGCCAACCAGTAAGCGCGGTCGCGGATGTGCGGTGCGCCGACGCTCGCAGACGGAAACGCACACGCCCCGAAGGCATACCCCAAGGCTTCCATGTCAGCTTGTACAAGGTCGATCCAGTCATTTGCGTCAGCACTCGCAGATTGTTCGCCAAAAATAACGACAGGACGGCACTGCCCAGCCAACCAATGCACGGCGGGCCATAAGTGCCGCTCGTCATCAAACCCAACTCCTTTGCCTGCCGCGCTGAAAGGTTGGCATGGGCAAGAGGCCGTCCAGACCGGGCGATCATCTGCCCAACCGGCTCGACGCAAGGCGAGTGACCAGGTTCCAAACCCGGCAAAAAAGTGAACTTGTGAGAATCCCCGCAGGTCGTCAGGTGTAACATCTTCAATACTCCTTTCATCAACAACGCCCGGCGCAATAAGCTCCGCAGCAATGAGGTTGCGCAGCCACTGGGCTGCGTATGAGTCGATTTCGTTGTAGTACGCGAGTGTCATCTTTTGCTCTCAACGTTGTATTTTTCGTGCGTCAGAAGTGACCAGACCTTACCGCCGTCTTTACTCAGCAGACGCCAGCGAATACCCAAACGGATCACCAGATAAAAACTCGGCTTGATACGTGAATAGTTTTTTTGCCCGCGCTCATAGCCGCGCAGCTCGGCAGCTGCGCGGCCGCAAACGCCGACCGGCGCAGCGCATGAGATTTGCAGTTTGGTAACCATCAGAAGGGCAGCTCGTCGTTGATTGAATCGGGATCGGACTCGCGGGGAACGACACAACCAGCGCGGAAGCTGAATGCGCCGATGTAAGAACTAAAGGCCAGCGTGTCGCGAGTGCATACGCCTGCGCATGGATCGAAAGCGTCAAATTCAACCAGCCAAATGTCGCCCATCTTCCAGCGGTCAAATACGCGTTCCACAACAACCAGCGCGAAAAAATCCCCAGCCGGGGCGGCAGGATCAAAGCCGATAAATGCCTGAGCGGTAGCCATCAGAAGATCACCTCGTCAGCAGCCTTACCCCACATGGAATACCCCGCGCAAGGGCCGCAGTCTGGACAGCACCCTCCACCGGCACGTCCGCAGCCGTCGCACACTTTAAGAACGCCGATCACCTCGCTGGCCTTTTCGCGCTTCTGGGTGTTGGCGCTTACCGAACGCTGGACGGCGATTTCCTGGAAGCGGAAGTCTTTGTAAATTTCGCGGGTCAGCAGAGTGTCGCTGTTAGAAATAACAACCGGTGCGCCTGTCTCTCGGTTTGCGGCCAGAAGGGCGGCAACCAACTGGCGGTGTTGTTTCTCACCAAATGGGCTGCTGTGATACTGGGTAAAATTGGCGGTATCACTAACGGGCAGGTATGGCGGATCACAGTAAATAACCGCGTTGTTAAAGACCGGGATTTTGATTGTCGATTCGAAGCTACAGCACACAAAAAAAGCGCGGGTATCGTTGGCTTTTTCATGAAACAAACGGATCTCAGCTTCCGGGAAATAAGGCGTGGTTTTATGTTTGCCGTAAGGGACGTTGTAGCCGCCGTTCTGGTTGTAGCGAACAACTCCGTTGTAGCCGTGGCGATTCAGGAATAAGAAAAAGGCGGCGCGGTAAACATTCAGATATGAATCACGCAGGCGTTTGCCCTGTGGCTTATTAAAGAGTGCGCGGATCTTGAGGTAGTTTTCAGCGTCATTGCGGTGGCTAAATAAATCACGGGCCAGCCTTATCAATGCATCCGGGTGGCGACTAACAACGCGATAAAGGTTAATTAAATCCGGGTTTATATCGCCTAAAACATAGTAACGATAATCGGTATTCATGAAGACAGAAGCGCCGCCCACAAACGGCTCAACCAAGCAATCACCTTTCGGCAGCGCTGGCAACAAATCAGGTAAAACGCGACCCTTGCCACCAGGCCATTTAACGAGAGATCGAATCATTTTTACTTTCTCCAGGGTGCACGAAGCCCGACGCATGAGCGCCTATTTCTTTTTCGTGGTTGGTTTAGTTAGTTGTCTTTCGGTTCTTCCGGCCCTGCCGGTTTGTCGCGTATCGCCTGAATTTCAGCGCGGGGAGCGGCGTAGTCTTCAAACTCCCACGGCAGCGCGGCGGCGAATTCGGCTAGGCGTTTAATGCCAAGCAACAGGGTTGCCTGTTCGGTTTCGCCCAGGTTCGCAAAAGGCGTGTCCAGGTGACGGCGGGTTAGTTGCGGCATCCCTGCCACGCGGCTGGCCGCCTCATTCGCCAGCATGAAAACAACCTTTTTACGGGTTTCATCCAGGCGATCAAATCGGGTTGCCGTGTCGTTGGCGCGGGTCAGGGTCAGGCTATTTTGTAGCGATGTCCATTGCTCTAAGAACTTGCGGCGGCCAGGTAGTTGGCCGGTTGTGTCCATCAACATAACCACCTCCCCAAAACTAAGCGAAGATGCCCATTAAGCGGGCAAACCAGCGACGTTTACCGCGCGGCTTTGACATGAAAGGTAAACGGCAGTGTTTAATAAACTGCACGTCCGTTGCTTTCGGTTGGAAGAACTGACCGTCCGGGGTTTCCAGCCAGCCACGGGTGTGGGCGCGGTGTGTAATCAACTGTCCTTTGGTCAGCAGACTGGCGAGCGAGGGACATTCAATCATGCTCATAGATTCTCCTTAATAAGTTTTTTATGCCGCGCGGCCAGATTTGTGAGTACTAATGCGGCTTTTCCAGTCGTGCCATTCCGTTGGTGCTTCATCTACCAATTGCGCGGCATACTTATCCCATTCACGGCGGTTTACCCACAATTCAGCATTCCCGCCCGGCTTCATAGGATCTGCCATGTAAAAAGCTGGCAGCTTTCCAGCCTTTGCCATCTCAGCAACTGCGCGCGGGGTCTTGCCGATGTAAAGAGCAAAGCCCTCCTTCGAAAGCAGATCAGAAGGCTTATCAGCAATCTTTACCGTTGCACGCTTAGCTTTCTCTGGAACTGATAATTCCTGTCCAATCTCATCATTTTTTTCAGATCCGACATTCATTTGCTATTCTCCTGATTGGCCCCCTCACAACTGGAGCTACTTAGAGTCGCTTTCCGTTGGTGATGGGTATTAACTTGGATTAAAAATAAGAGATCTGACACTTTATGTCAATTGAGATCAAAGAGAAGTTGAAGCTAATCCGTGAATCAGAGCGCCTTAAAAAGAAGGAAGTTGCTGATATGACAGGGATTAATTACGTAACTTATGTTGGATATGAGAATGGAAAATCTTCAATATCTCACGATGCAGTTGTGCGTCTCCTGAAACACCCAAGATTTCGAAAGTATCGGGACTGGTTTATGTTCGATGAAGTAGACCCATCAGCCGGACAAATCGCTCCGGCACTCGCACACTTTGGGCAAGAAGAAACAACCTCGCAGCACTCAGACAAAAAGATTGGCTAACTATTAACCGTGCGTATGTTTATTACAAATTGTGTTTACTTGTTAATAAATACGACAGATACGCCAATAGATTGAGCCTTAAGAATAAAAGACGAGTAACAACACCAACAAACAAGCAAAGCATCACCATTAATCGAGGTGTCTTATGACAATTAAGAAACTTGATGATGGTCGATACGAAGTGGACGTAAGGCCGCAGGGTGCAGACGGAAAGCGCATCAGGCGTAAATTTAATACCAAAGGTGAGGCATCGGCTTTTGAGCGCCACGTGCTGGTTAATTTCCACAACAAAGAGTGGATAGTAAAACCGGCAGACCGCCGAAAAATGACCGAAATTTTAGATAGATGGTGGATTTATCACGGCAAGGTGCATCCACATGGGGAAGTCGATAAAGGGCGGCTGAGAACGATTATTGCCAAGTTTGCAGAGATGGGGATAACAAGGGCCGATCAGTTGAATAGGAAATCAATCACTGATTATCGCGTATCAATGATGAACGAAGGATTGAAGCCCTCCAGTGTTAATCGTCACATAGCGATGATGAGCGGGGTATTCACCAAGCTGATAAATGCGGGGGAATACGGTTCCCGGAACCCATTCAGAGAAGTTAAAAGCCTGAAAGAAGCAACATCTGAAATGGCCTTTTTATCTGATGATGAAATTACAACCCTACTCGCTCATGTAGATGGTGATGAACGTAATGCCGTTCTGGTTTGCCTTTCTACAGGTGGCAGATGGGGTGAAGTGTCCAGCCTGAAAGCTGAGCACATCATTAACCAGATGGTCACGTTTATGAAGACCAAAAATGGAAAGAGACGGACGATCCCCCTTTCAGCCGAACTGGTAAGGCAGATAAAACAGAAAAACTCAGGGAGACTTTTCAATGCGAGTTATTACAAGGTAAGGAATGCCTTACGGGCTGTTAAACCCGATCTGCCAGACGGTCAGGCTGTACATGTGCTGCGACATACTTTCGCAACACACTTCATGATGAATGGCGGCAACATAATCACGTTACAGCGCATCTTAGGGCATTCAAATATTCAACAAACAATGACCTATGCGCACTTCGCGCCTGACTTTTTGCAGGATGCTGTGACACTAAATCCAGTGTCCAGAATGTCCACAATACGACCATAA